CAACTTTTTGTTGCTCAGGTGCTTATAAAAAATATTAAATTATAGTGTTGCGGAATTAAGGAATACCAAAAAAAACGGGGTATTTAATTATTTTTAATACATACTGAGTGCAAATTTCTGTCACTCAAAAATTAGTAATAATCGCTCTAAAATTTAACATTATGAAAGAGTTTTCCTGTCTTTTAATGATTTCCTCTCTCGGAGGCACAGAAAGAAACATAGTCCTCAGCGCCGATCCGTTCACATTCGAGCCTTCAATGACAGAGGAAAATGGAGGTGTGTACTGGGATTGTAGTAAGACATTTATTGTCGATATAGCGGACGAGAGCATTTTTAACGAACTAAAGGTTCCTCGCAGCGCTATCGTCACGCTCGCAAGTGTTGGACTTCCTGATGCACGTACGTACGAGATAGGTACGGAAACAATCCCGGCGAAGGTTCAGCTCGTCAGACATCTGAATAAGGCGAGGCTTATCGTTAAGTGCAAAATGCTTGCGAACCCATTGCTTTAAGGTCTTTTATATACCTATTATATATATGTACCTTTGTAGAAAACTTAATTAAGATGGACGAAATACAGACCCTTCTGCTTTCCACTCTACCTCTATGGATTACTGAGGATGCCTACCGTCAGCTGATGGTAGCTGCATTCCCATTGAATGGTACGGTGGTAAGCTTCGAACAGAAAAAAGCCGAACAGGCGATGAGTATTCCTGAGATTCGGGAATATCTCAAGACTCATACATATTATCAGTACGAGACGCATGAAGCGCTGTTAGCGATATCTGCCAAGGTATCGCAGAGAGATGAAACGAAAAGTGTACAGCTCACGGATGAATACAATTCGCCATCTCTGGATGATGGTACAATCGCATATCATCGTGTATTCGGAGTTGTGACAGCAAACAGCTACTGGTATTTCTCTTCCAAACAGCTGGAACAGGATATTATTGCCGCTGAGAACAACCCGCAGATATCCGCTCATCTCCTTCATATCAATTCTCCAGGAGGAGAGGCATGGTACATGGATCGATTGAGCGAGACTCTGCGAAGCACCAAGAAACCTATCATTGCCATCTATGAAGAATACTGCGCATCGGCAGCCTATTACATCGGCTGTCATGGTCAGAAACTTTACGCAACAACGAATCATGACTTCGTTGGATGCATCGGTACTATGTGTTCCTTCTGGAACTTTGAGCCATACTTCGAGAAGTTAGGGCTGAAGAAGATTGTAGCGAAGGCTACCAATTCTAGCCGGAAGAATAAGATTTTCGAGGACCTGAAGGACGGTAAGTCTGAAGACTATATTAAGAATGTTCTTGATCCGATGAATGAACAGTTCCTGGCAGAAGTGAAATCTCAGCGTTCCAAACTGGCAGAACTGGATGATGACGCCCCGGTACTTCAGGGAGAGAGCCTGTATACCGCTCCAGCCGAAGAAGTCGGTCTCATCGACGGTAAGCGCACCTTACTGGAGGCGATTGCAGAGGTGGCAGAACTGGGAGAGGCCTATATGGGGACGCAGAGCCTTTACGGATTTAGCTAATATATTATTTTTGTTTGATCTAAGTTGTTTTAATATTTAAATGATTGATTTATGAATTTCAAAGCAAAGTTAAACAAGGTTCTCGAGAGTCTTGGTTTTACTAAGAAGTTTGAGAATAAGAGCCTTACCGCAGATGAGTATAAGGCTCTTTGCGAGGCGTACCAGAAAGAGTACCAGAGTACTCTCATGGATGACCTCGCTGCGGAGAATAGTGCAGCCGAGCAGGCTGAGCATCAGAAGCAGATCAATGAGCTCTATGCCATTGTCTCAAAGGCTAACAAGTCAAAGGATGATGATCCTGACGGCGATGGAAGTGGCGACGACGATGATGATGCAGGAAAGAAGAACGAGAACAGCCAGAATGTACCGTTCGAGAAACTCTCTACAGCTGTCAACACTCTCGCTGAGAATATGAAGAAGATGGCTAATAGTACAGCAGATGACAAGCCTGCTGCTCATGTTACTGCTCCTTCTATTCCTATTAACGGTTTCGAAACTAACGCTAACTACCTTTTCGGTATCGAGCATTCTATGTTCGATATGAAAAAGCGCTGGAACCGCATTGTCGCTAATCCTGAGATAGCCTTAGCATCTGCGCCAAACGAGGAGACAGACGGCAAGGCATTCCGTACCGAAGCGATGGCGTTCGCGAGATCACTCCAGGAACGCTACAAGTATCACCAGGTACGCAACGAGCTCGGTAACGTCAAAGCTCTCGCTTCCGGCCAGTTTGCCACAAATTACTCAGGCGTGGATAATGCAGGACTGGGTGACCAGTTCGTTATCCTTCGCCAGGATGCGCTTATTGCCCGAATCCTTGAGCTTCGTAATCTTACAGAGTTCTTCCCTGTTCGCTATGGTGTTCAGGATCGTGACATTCTCTTCAACGCATTCTTCGATGAGGTATCTCAGGGCTACCAGGAAGGTGAGATCTACAAGGGTGGCATGCAGCTCGAAAACGAGATGGGCTATGTTGATGACGCCATGATTAAGGTTAAGTTTGGCCCAATGAAGGAACTTGAGCGTAAGTATATCGCTTATCTCAATAAGGAGGGCTCCGATCCTATCAAGTGGTCTATGGTTGAATTCTGTCTTCTCAACCTCTTGAAGAAGGCTCAGGACGAGCAGAACCAGCGTCGTATGCGTGGTATTTACGTCAAGCCAGAGGTAGGACAGGCGTCAAGCTACCTCAATGCAGGTACAGGTATCTGGTACACCTTGCTCCGTTACATCCACGATTACAGCATTAAGCCATTTGCTAATAAGAGCTACAATACTTATACTTCAGCTAATATGCTGGATGCGGTTAAGGAGTTCATTACCGATGTTAAGACTCACCTCTCTGAGGGCATGACCATCGATAACCATGTTCTCTATCTCAATGAGAACCATATTGACTGGTGGCTTGCTAACTGCCGTGAGACTTATGGCAAGGATCAGGACTTTACCGGTCCTAACGGCTACAAGAACCGCGTCCCAGACTCTACCATTCAGATTAAGTGGCTCCCATACGAGGGCAAGTCTTGCTGGATGTTCATGGACGTCCCTGGCAATATTCAGTTCGTAGAGAACCTCCCTGGTGAGATGTTCGCCGTGAAGATGGAGGAACAGATGGAGATGGTTCGTGCCTGGAGTACCTGGAAGGAAGGTTGTGGCGCAGCCTTTACTGGCCGCAAGTTTGACAGCAAGGCTGCTATGGATGAAAACGATTACGAGTTCCAGCAGATCTTTACAAATCTTCCGGCTACCGTCATCGGCGCAGAAATTAACGGCGCAAACGGCTTCTGGCAGATTACAGATGATGCTACTACAGCAACCGCTATCGAGAATATCACGAATGCAAAGGCTGGCGTAGCTTACTGTATCGAGATTGGTGAGGATGATACCAAGCATCAGCTTACCATTGCCAAGAGTGGCAAGTTTGCAAATATTACCGCAGCATGGACTCCTAGCCAGGCTGGCGACTATATCATGGTTATTCTCGGCAAGGACGAGAAGTTCCGTGAGCTCGAACGTCGCGTAGGTGGCAAGCGAACCATTAACAAGGCTGTTCAGCCTAATGTTCCTGGTGGCCGTTAGTCCTTATTATATATATTGTTAACTCGTAGGTGAGGTACGGCGTACCTCGCCTACATTTTCAGAAAAAATTATGAAGAAAAACAATATTCCAGTACGTTCTCGTACTTATAACCCTAACAAGGGTTATCATTATGCCCAGCATAAGGGCCGTCTTCTCTTCATGACGCTCATTATGCTGCTCGGCATCGTTTCACTTCTGCAGATGTTAGCTGATCCTACATCTACCTTCGGTATAGGTGGCACAGGAGTCTCTATGGCTTCGTTCGTTGCGCTGACATCTATCGAAGATGTGACAGACCGAGATACCCATGGTTCTGCCATTGCTTACCAGGTGGTATTGGTCCCTACGACTTTAATTGATTTATCGAAGGCCTTCCCTCAGCCGGATAAAGACCGCAAAGTCAAGGCAATGCCATTTAAGACAGAGGTCGCCGACACCCTGAAGGCTTATCTCTTCGATGCGCATGATATTCCTACATTTACGGCTACGACAGAGAAGGGAGATATCACGACATCTGGCGAGAATAACCTGGTAATCATCATGGGTGGCACTCGCGTGGATCTCTATAACTTCATTGAGCAGTATGCTGGTGGTAAGTTTATTATTCTTTATAAGCATGTAAAGGATACCCAATGGTATATCGTCGGCGAACCTGAGCGCCCTATGATTCTCAATAATACAGAGACTAAGGACGATAAGGACGGCCGATACACCACCTTCACATTTAAGCGCACATCTGTAGACCTTCCTTGCCTGTATGCTGAGGATCCTCTTGGTGTGACAGCTGCCGCTGCTGCCGTTCATTCAGACACGGCTCCTGGCACAAGGCAGAATACGGCTTCAGGTTCTTCAACTGGTAAGACAACAATTTCTTAGCGTTTCTCATTTTATTTAGTTTATTAGTTAATTTTAAGGTGTGTCGCCACAAGAGGTGGCGCACCTTTTATAATATATAAGGTATGATTAGTAGAAGAGAAAAATTGCAATTATTCAATAAACTCAGAGGAGCCGGGCACGCTGAAGCCGACCTTGCTCTCCTGGAGGATGTAAACCCTCGCCATCCTAAACTTACTCGTTTCGCTCGTGACCCGAAACGTTATGCAAACGAAATACTCTACGCTCTTTTGGATGAGTGCGATGAAGGGGATATCGTAGATCATCGAATCTATTTCGAGAAATTAAACGATACTTCAGCTGGGGAAGAACAGGGGCCTGTAGATGGTTCTAGTGATACTTCAGCCGAAGGAGAACAGGAGCCGAAAGATGGTTCGAGTGATGCTTCAACTGAAGAAGAGCAGACACCTGCAGATGGTTCTAGTGATACTTCAGCCGAAGGAGAACAGGAGCCGAAAGATGGTTCGAGTGATGTTTCAACTGAAGGAGAGCAGATACCTGATGATGGTTCAAGTAATACTTCAACCGAAGAAGAGACTCCTGAAGGTGAAAATCAACAGGAATCAGAACAGCCTGATGCTGCCGACCATGCCGAGGACTCAAAAAAAAAGTAGTCCAAAAAGAAGAGGAATATCCTAACATCGACTGGGATAACCTCTATAACGAGGACGTGCAGATGGCAACCGTCATCTATAACGACCGCATCAATACATGGCGCAAGATGAAGAAACTCGACGAACTCCTGGACAAGAAACCGAAGGCGAATGATGTGGCCACCATGGCGGAACTCCGCATCCGTAATCTTCAGGCATTCGACGAACTGAAGGCGTACAACGATACCGGCAAGTTTCTGTATAAGCATCCATTGCTGAAGGGTAAGTCCGAATTCGACGAACTCGTAAAACTGTTCAAGAAGGATCCTGCCGAGTTTCTTCATAAGCATAAGAACGTGCTCGATAATATCAAGCGCTATAAGAGCTACATTAAAAGAGATGATCGCAAGGATAAACGTGCCAGCGACCGTGAGAACCTCCAGCGGCATCAGGAACGTGAACGTATGTTCAAGATGGTGATGGAGCAGTATAGTGACAAATCAGGCAAATCAGATAGATAAGATGGATAAGACGGAATTAAAGAAGATTGCAGAAACCTGCGTCTCGATGGTGAAGAACGGAGGTGTACTAGAGCAGGCTCAACTCAAGGCTGATGAAAAGATAGCCGAGCTGGCAGCAAACGGCGACCTCGATGCCATCAAACTACTGAATGAGCGGATGCAGGATCGCGAAGAACTGAAACTTAGAAAGAAGTTGTTTGGCGTATGAAAAGCGAGATAGAAAAACTTGAGAGTGTTCATCCGGACCTTATTACCACCTTCCTGACTACAGGCGACGGTGAAGGCATTCCAGAGGATGTGCAGACATTCTTGAAGCAGCTACAATGGGCTGTCGAAATTTATGAATATGAGCGCAACATTACTCGTGGCGCTCGTAAGCTCAGAGAACGTATTGCTTCCCAGCAGAAGATATCCCTTGATGTGCGTACCTGTATGACTCGTATCAATCAGGCAATATCTTACTTTAATGTAGATTGCAATGTGGCCATAAAAGTCTGGGAAAATGATTTTGCCAACAAGTACGAGGACCTTGCCAAGCTCTGTTCTGCCAAGCGCGACTATAAAATGCAGAAAGCCTGTATGGATCAAGCCCTGGAATGCCGCAGACGTGCGTCCGAACAGGCAGAGGCGGATAGAGATCTCGGAGTTGTGTTCCTCATTACTCCAGAAGTTACCCCGGAAGAATTAGGTTTTCAGAAAAAGAACCTCAAGGAAATTGCCGGCAAGTACAACCGCGGTTTTTACATATCTCTCATCGATGGTTTGCCTATCGAGAGTTCAGAAAAGAAACGATTGCTTCGTGATGCTGATATTCAGGAAGCGGAAATAGTGGAGGATTTGAGCGATGAGCCAACTGATTTTGAATGATAATACCCTCGGTGAATTCGAGCATTACTACATGAACAACATGCAGCTGCTTGCCAATATCATCGACCCCAACATGCTTTTTGCCGAGGTTGCCCGTGCCGGAGGAAAGACTGAAGGTGTGACGGGTCCTCGCCTGATACGTGTTGCCAATGATATGCCGGGAGAGCTTTCTTTCCTGGTACACAAGACGTATGTGGCGCTGATGACCAACGTCTGGCCAAACATACAGGCATACTTCTCGCGTCAGGTAGTAGTGAACGGGCAACAGAGATCCATGCTGGAATATGGTATTGATTACGTAGTAGGAGAGAGCACGCTGCCTTCCCACTTCCGGAAACCCCGATATCCGATAGCCTATGCTAAGCATAGCGTGATATTCCGAAATGGCGCCCACCTTCAGCTCGTATCAAGCGACCAGCCGGAATCTGTTGCCGGTAGAAATGCCGTGCACGCTTTCGTTGAAGAAATGAAGCATAATAGTGGAGAAAAACTCAAAACCCGCCTGTTCCCGTCTTTACGTGGAGGTCCAGCCAATGTGCGCTGCTCTGCTTATTATGAGGGTGTTACGGGTGTGAGTGATACGGCTCGCGTCGACCTCGGCGAAGATGACTGGTTTGAGGATTATGAAAAGAAGGTGAACCCGAAACTTATCGAGGAGATTGCAACCGTTGCCCTGGAAGTTAACAGAAGTCTCTACCGTCTGTTCGTGCTCAAGCAGCAGGAACGAGACTCGAAAGACCCTGTTCTCCTTGAGAAGATGCGACTTGAGTCTGTTAAGCTCAATGCCTTCGTGGCGAGATGGAAACCTCGTCTGGCAGATATGAGGCGTAATGCCATCTACTATATCCGTGCATCCTCCTTCTGCAACAAGGATATCCTAGGTCCTAAGTTCTTCAAGACTCAGTTGGACACTCTTGATACGGACGAGTTCCTCACGGCTATTTGCGCCATCCGTCACAAGGAGGTAACCAATAAGTTCTTCATTAACTACGACCACGCAAAGCATCAGTTCAAGGATAGCTATAAGTATGAGTCCATTCTTCGCCTGAATCTGAAGGATAGGTTTATCCTTACGGCAGAGTATCTTCTACATTACGATCCTCACGAACCGCTCTACATGGGATACGACCCTGGTAACTTCCAGTCGCTCATCGTTGCCCAGAAGAAAGATTACGGCAGGCGTCTCGACATCATCAAGGAGTTCTTTGCCTTCCTGCCAAAGGATTACAACGACCTCGTGGCAGAGGTGCACCAGTTCTTCGGATCTGCGGCCGTAAATAAGACAATCTATCTCTATCCAGACCGCGCCGGCAACAAGCGCAGGGAGGAGCGGGAACAGATAACTACCGACTCGCTCAATCTGAAGGCTGCCCTGGAGTCGTATGGCTTCATGGTGATACTCTATAACGAGGATGCGCCTACCATCTACCATTGGCAGCAGTTCAAGCTCTGCCAGATGCTCTTCGGCGAACGCAGTCCGCTCCTGCCTGTCATCCGTATCGATGAGAATGAGTGCAAGAACCTCTGTTCTGCCATCATGATATCCCCGCTGAAGAAAACGGACGGCAAAATAGAGCTAGACAAGAGCTCGGAGAAGAAACAGCAACTGAAGAATCAGGCAGGACTCACTACGCAGCTGCCTTCTGCGATGATTTACCTACTTTACGGCCTTTATTCTGATGCCGTGAAGGCGGAATTAAGTACATATCCTACCGATTTACCGGACAATTTCGAGATATAAACGCGGAATGATACTGCATTTCTGCAGTAATAATTTTCACGGGCATATCAATAATTTACGGAAAATGAAAGGGTATAAATGCTAAAATACTGATAATCAGCCCAAGCGGACCGGCTGGAAGAAAAACTCCCAAAAACACCTTACCCAAACGAGCACGCACCGCTGGGAAAGGAAAGAGAGGTGCAGGCCTTACGATTTCCGGAAATATGACGGGAAACAGGTGCAGCCGGTCTTTTGCAGGGCAATAATTTTTCTGTATCTTCGCATCATTATGAGCAAGACAAGTAAGAACATCATCATGGATGGCATCACGGCACTCCAGTGGGCCAGAGAAATCAGTAAGCTTCCCGATGGGGAGTTTACCCTGGTTTTCTTTCCTTACTCCAGACAGAGAGGTGAGGCGAGCGCAAAGCTTCAGGTGCGCCGGCATTGCAAGTATCGGACCCAGTTGCCGAAGGAACGTTTCTCCATCGATGGAGAGAACTACCTTCTCTTTACAGACGAAGATGAAGAGCCAAAGATGTGCTATCGCATCCTCATCAGATACATGGGCTTTCCTCAAGACGGATTTAAACTTCACAAAATAAATTGGTTATAATTGGTTATGAAAGAATACGAAATTGATATGTATGGCAACGCCGGCATCTACCTTGCCGATGGCAATACCTTCACCTTCCAGCTAGGTGAAGGCGACTCCATCTTTGGTGCAGACCAGCTCTTCCAGTCGCCACTCCTGGAGTCTCCGTTCGGTGGCACGCTCTGGATGCAGCAGCATCATTATCTGGGTATACAGGGATACCAGGTGTTGATGCGTGGCTACAACAACCAGCAATGTGACGAAGTGACCAAGGAGATCAAGGAGAACCGACTACTCCCTCGTCTCTATTCCAAAGAGATCAAGATGCTCTATGGCCATGGACTCGCCGTATACAAGCAGGCTATCGAGGATGGCAAGTTGGTACGTAAGTACGAGGAGCAGCCCGAAGTAATGGAATGGCTCGACTCCTGGAGTTCCCGTGGCATTCCTTCAGTTGAGGAGTTCTGCAAGACGTGCATCAAGAACTTCTATTACTTTGGCGACTTCTTCGTGAAGTGGCGCTTCACCCGAGGCAAGGTGATAGGTATGGGTAAGCCGGTGGCTGCGCTTGAGGCGATGGAGAACCGTTACTGCAGATTGGCAACTACCCGCCAGGATGTTGCTTCAGAATTGATTTCGTACGGAGACTTCAAACAGGTTGTAGTAGGGCGATTCTCCTATGGCTTATCGAGTTACTCGGTCTACCCAAAGTTTAGCTTTAACGAAGTTGACAACTACCGTTATGCTGCGATCTCTCATCACAGAGAGAAATCAGTAGACGAATTCTACGGAGCAAACGAGACGCATCAGGGAGCTCGCCCGTACATCCAAGGTAGCAACAAGACAGCCCGATACATTAACAGTTTTCTGAAAAACTCGCTGGCTGCAAAGGTGCATGTCATTATCCCTAACGCCTGGATCCAGAGCAAGCGCACCCAGATGACCAAGCTCTGCGAGGAAAATAAGCGACGCAAGGCGAAGGGCATGGAACTGCTGAAGTATAACGGTATCGATATCGGTACAGACTTCAAGGAGTCGTGCATGGTACGGTATGTTCGTGACGAGGTACGCAAGTTCAGCTCCTATCTGTCGGGTGCAGACAACCAGGGCAAAGGTTTCTCTTCCATCTCCTTCATGGATGCCCAGGGTCACGAACAGTCGTGGAAGGTGGAGACCATTGACCTCAAGTACAAGGAATATATCGAGGCGCTCATTTCCTACGACAAGCGTACCGAACAAGCCCTTCTGTCTTCGGTAGGTCTCGATGCAGCCATATCTGCAGTAGATAAAGATGGAGTCATCTCGAAGAGTGGAAGTGATACCTATTATAATTATCTCATCTACATCATGTCGCTCACCTCGGAGGACGAAGTCTGCGCAGAACCGCTCAACTGGGCGTTGCGCATGAACTTCCCGGAACTCTACAAGCAGGGCTGCAGGCTAGGGTTCTACCGCGAGGTTCCGCAGAGACAGGAAGATATAACACCATCCCAACGACTTAACCAGCAACAGGCATGAACAAGAAATTTCAACTCAATAATCTCTTCACCAGTTATGCGCAGTTCTGCAACTGCGCACCTGGTGCAGATACAAGCGCCGACTTCGACAGCCTTCAAGGCTCTGCCGTAGCTGCGCGCAAACGTATTGTTGCCATCATCGGCAACAATACGTTCTCAGATATTGTCGGTATCGAGGAAGAAGAGAGTGGCATCAAGGATTTTCTCCGTGCTGCTACGGCGAACCTTACGCTAGCTACCCAGATTATCTTCGATGCCGTGAACCGCAGAAAGAACGATATCAATCTCTACAAGTACGAGATGGAAGGCATGAAGCGCTCCTATATGGAGAATTACTTTAATGCGATGGATTCGTTGATTTCCGAACTTACTGAAGAGATAAGTGCCGAGGATCCTTCCGATATCCGTCTTGCCATGGAAGACTGGCGCAAGACCAATTACTACAAGATGCTCAGCAAGCTGAAGGTAGATACTGCCGATGAATTCGATGAAATTTATCCTATCGACCTCTCGTATCTCTTCTTTTTCCGTTGTGTACCTCTCCAAAAAGAGGTGCTCGATGAAAGCATAGGCGCCTACTTCGACCGGCTCGAACAGGGAGGAGAGGACCAGACGTTTGCTGAGTTCGCCCAGAAGGCGCTGCCTATGCTCAAGCGTGCCCTGGTAAAGAAGACGGTGGCGAAGGCTCTCAGACGTTTCGATATCCTGGAGTTCCCTGCCACCATCCGCAACCTCTTCGATGACAATACCGCCACCCGCTCAGGCAGCGACGAGGCAAGCCGTGCACTCCAGCTCGCCACACAGCTAGACGGGGAGGTGGAAGATCTGCTGCATAATGTGGATATGCTCCTCGATGCCCAGGAAGGAAACGATTTTCTTTCCTTCTCTGCCGAGAACCGTCCGGACGACAATATGTATTTAATGCCATAAGCTTATGAAAAAGACGATAACCGTAAGAGCCAACGGGATAGAGCACGAAATCCCGAACTCGTGGGAACTACTCACTTCTGACCAATATCTGAAGCTGGTGGAGCTGCTTTCTCTCATGGAGAGTGGGAAGTTTTCTCCAGGTGCTGTGAAATGTCTGTTCCTCTGCTACATGAAGGGATGGAACCTGAACAAGATTAAGCGCGATGAGCGAACCCTGGAGAACTTCATGTCTATAGCCAGTCAGCTCTCGTTCATCTTCCAGGAGAAAGATGATAAGTTCGTGCTCGATCTCTGTTTCTGCCGGCAGCAGTTGCCGATTATCTTTATCGACAAGAAAGCCTATTATGGCTATGAGGTCAATACAGACTTCAAGTCGCTCACCTGTTCGCTCACGGCCCTTCAGTATATCGAGGCGCGCCAGCTGCTCGATATGGGCGAGGAAAGTCTTCCTCTGCTGGCTGCGATACTCTACTTCGACAAGGAAGTATATTCCTCGGAAGAGGCGCAGAAACTCGCTCTGAAGTTCAAGAAACTGCCTGTCAACACACTCCGGGCGATAGCTCTAAACTTTACTGCAGTAAATAATTTCCTCTTCTCGAAGACTGAATTTTCCCTGCTCACCAAGTTTATACCCAAGGAGGGCAGCAGTATTACTACCGATGCAACCGATGCGCTCTACGATCTCTCCAAGGATGGACTGGGTAATGCCCGTCAGGTAGAACAGCTGAACGTGCTTACCTATCTCCGCATTCTCAGGAAGAAGACCATCGAGGGAGTAAAGAGCCTGAAGGCTACCGGCATGGAGTTGGCCAAGATAGCAGACGAGGTAGGGCTACCTCTGGAGATAGTTAAAAAGATTATATAACCAAGGCAGGGGAACAACCTCTCTGCGACAAAATTATAAAAGCCTATGTTATTGGATTTATTTGAATATTTTGCCAAGTTTCCTGCTACTGCAGGAGTTACGAAGGGTATTGCCAACAAGGGCGAGAGTAGTATGGAAGAATATGCTACCGTGCTCAAGGTAATCAAGGAGATGCCCGAGAAAGAACTGGTTCCGGAGATAGAAAACTACGTTTACGGCCAGTCGTTCGACGAACTGAAGCAACGCATCGATAAGCTTACCGGTTCCTTCCTGTTCGTAGATTACGGAGAAGTGGATATGCAGAGCGATGGGCGCAGGAGTTTCCAATGTACCCAGCGTATAGCTGTAACGGTAGCGATGAAGTTATCTGCTCATGCCGATATGCTCGAGCGAGTCATAGCAAACGACCGCACCCTTCAGATGCTTTCGAAGGTTCATGCCCGTATCATGGCAGATGTGGAGACGGAAGGACTCTACTGGATGGACCGGGAGAGTATTACTACCTGCGAGATTATTCCGTTCGTATCTGCAGAACTCCAGAGCTACGGCTGGACCCTCATGCTTTCGGCCACAGGTGCAGATATCCTGGATGTTCACCGGCTGTCGCGACAGATGGTGCGCTAGCGTCCTTTGCGGTTCCGGAATATTTGTGTAATTTTGCAATGTCTAAAAAACATAAGGCCGAAATGTTATGAAACAATATAAACGAAATATACCGATGATAGCAATCACCTCGCTCCCTCTGACGGCTGTGTCGGAAGGGTTCCAGTATGTGTATCAGGACTGGGAGTTCGCAAAGTGGATAGCGATAGCCATCTCTATCGATACCTTCCTTGGTGTATGGAAGCATCTTGTCCACAAGGATGCGTCTAGCGAATCCTTCTTCTCCAGGTTCACGAAGAAGATTGTAATCTACATCTTCCTGATGATCCTGAGTAATTTTGCAAGTCATGCCACCGTAGAGGGCTCTACTGTCGGCGCGATGCAATGGATAGGAACTTACATCTGCGTGTTCATGATGGTACGCGAGATATTCTCCATTATCGAGAACATACAGGCTATATATCCGATATTTCCGAAGAACTTCGTAAAGCGCATGAAGGACTTTAACGACAAGGGAGATTACATCGGCGGCGGGCCTATCAACTTTTCGGAAAAAGATGCGCCCGATGATGCATCATAGGTATACATTATTATAATATATATAAAGGTATGGCAAGTAAAACTCAATTAGCCTTCGCCCGTCAGGTGTATGCTGCGGCCGTGGAGGCAAAAACGGAAATAGATCCTGCCTTCGTTACTGCCCAGGCGATGCTTGAGACAGGATGGGGTTCGCGGGTTATCGGTAAGGCTAACCTCTTCGGTATTACCAAGGGCAGCCAGTGGGACGGAGATATCGTCATGGTGAAGACTCACGAATACTTCAAGACTCCTAAACAGAAGTTCAAGGAGCCAGACCGTATCGTCTCTGTGTGCAAGGTAGCAGGCAAAAATCTCTGGTATTATACCGTGATGCGTGCCTTCAAGGATTTCGACTCTGTAGGCGACTGCCTGAAGGAACATGAACGTCTCTTCCAGAAGCCGGGCTATAAGGATGCCTGGCCATGCCGCAAGGACCCGTTCAAGTTTGCCCAGAAGATATGCGACGGGGTAGGGTGCAAGTACGCTACAGATCCTACGTACCTCACCACCATTACCTCGATTATCAAGACGATCCGGCGGAAGTGTGTATAAGTTTTAAGTGTTTTGTTGTTATTTGTTGTTATTTTTGTTGTGAATAGGTTTATAGGTTTTATTAAGGTTATTTCTCTAGTGCTGATTCCGCTCGCCCTGGTTGTGGCATTCAAGGAGTGTCACGACCTCAGGGGCGAAACGGAGCGCACGAAAGAGAATCAGGATATTCTCCTTCACAACGGCAAGGTAGAGATAGGCCGCACGCAGTCAGGCAGGCCAAGAGCTTCCGTGCCAGCCATCACGTTGAAGACGTCTGATCTGAAACGCAGTCCGGACTCTCTCCTTGCCGTTAACAGGAAGGAACTCAAGATAAAGAACAGCCAGATCATGGCGGCAGCTACAACCTCTACCACCACCCAGGTAGACGTGAAGGCAGCCATCCGGCCGGTTCCTTACGATACATGCAGTCGGCTTCTTTCCGGTTCCTACCGACCGCCCGACGTCTCGCAGACGGTTTCCTGGAGTGATCCATGGATAACCCTGCGGGGCGAAATCGAGGGTGACAGCATGCAGGTGCATATCGAGAGTCGCGATACCCTCCAGATGATTGTTCATCGTGTGCCGAAGAGGTTCCTCTTCTTTCGTTACGGGACAAAGGGTGTGCGCATGGAGGTGGTGGGCCAGAACCCGCACTCCAGGCTCTCTTATCCCAAGATTATTATGTTTAGAAAATAGGTTTAAGTGTTTATAGGTATAGTTTGGCTGAATTTTATATTAGATGTATCTTTTTTATACTCATGATTATTAGTTATAGTAATATGATCTTCTAACATTGCACAAGCGTGTGTTCTAATTCTCATATGGAAATCTATCGTTCTTGTTGTAGAGTACGGTGATTCAAGTTTATCAAAATTATCAGGAAGCCCCGGTGCGAGATGCATCGGGGCTTTTTTCTTGCTCATTTTCTACCTTTTCACATACAGAAAACTTAAACATAGTTAATACTACGATTTTTCGTATAAAATATTTGGTTACTACGAAAAATAGTAGTATCTTTGCATTGTCTTAAAATAAAACGATATGAAGAAGATTTTAGTAACAGAAAAAGAGGAAGAACTGATAGAAGCTATCAGAAATTTCCGGAAGTCATACCCTAGAGGTAACCCACAGTTATTATGGTACGCTCAGCAGCTGTTTGATGAGATGATTGAGCCACCAGAGTATTACACCAAGTATTAACAATAGCCTTCCCTTCGGGGAGGGCATTAAAAAGCATAAGATTATGGAAGTAACAATGAAGCAGGCTAAGGACAGCACAGTAAAGCAGCGCATACAGGATATCCAGATGACGGTATCATGGCGCGAGATAGCACATACCTATTTCGGAAAATCGGCATCATGGCTTTATCATAAGCTCGATGGTATTGACGGGAATGGTGGTGTAGGCGGTTTCACCGAAGAGGAGAAGGTTATGCTCCGTGGAGCACTTTGCGATGTTTCCAATCGCTTGCGTGCGGCTGCGGACAGGATATAATGAGGCTGGGGTCATCGTTCCCCATAAGACAGAAGTCGCCATAGCCTTGTGGCGCATCAGCCCCGGTGCGAGATGCATCGGGGCTTTTTTCTTGCTGTTTTCTGAAAATAATCAGCAAAATGTTTGATGGTTTCGAAGAAAAGTACTATCTTTGCAGGCGTAATGATGACATTGAACTAAGGTTGTGTGCGGATTGAGCAGAGTTTGTACATAACAAGTGAAAAGAAATACAGCTGTGTGGCTCGTGCTGAAGGACTGCTCTCCGGATGCACGGGCCCTTTTTATTGATTATGAAACCAAACTATAATGAGGATGGTTGGCCAGAAGATCCGAACAGTTATCCGGACACTTCAAGTCATGGGAATAATCCCAAGAGAAGATAAGGTCAGCAGGATGACCGTAGTCGTTGCACTCACTATTACCGAGGCGATGATTGCGGTCATCGCTCGTTTTACGTATCGGTTCCTTCTGTTAAGGCAGGCGCGGTTATACTCTGTGTCGTTATGAGTGCGCCTGATGGATGATATTACGAGATGATGCAGGTATTCATCGTTTGCCTTATCATCATCCTGCAATCCTTTGTTCATGGCCACGTCTACCAGGTCATCTCTCAGCATCGTGGCAGCATCATCTCCCAGCGCCATAAAGTCGTGTACCCACATCACCTTACAGAACAGGATAAGCAACGCCACTCCGGTTCCTACCCATAAAGGGATGGTGATGGCCACCAGCATCAGGGTCATCTTTTCCGTGGCAAGGAAAGCCGTGAGTGCCATGAATACCGTCATGATGAAGCCTGCCAGCGTATAGTTGCGGTCGGTTGACTTGCGATACTGTTCCAGTATGCTGCCGGCTCTCTTGTCTGCCCGTTCCAGCGCATATCTGGCAAGCTCCATGCTGGCAAAGGAGGCTGCCTTGTTACTTATTATCTTTTCCATACCTTATATATATTAATAGGTGAAACATTTATTTTCTGCAAAGATACGCTTTTTCTCGCACGTTTCCAGTTTTTTTGTGTTAAATATCCGCTTTCGTTTGTTCTGTTCAGAAAATAATAGTATATTTGCACCGTGAGAATTAGTAACAGAACGTGGACACTCAAAAATAAGAAAGATATGAGAATACTTAATAATTTACTGGAAGGGTTAATCAGCCTGGGAAGACTGGGCGGAGACAACAGCCTGTTCAACGATTATCTGAAGGGCGATAATGCTTCAGATCTGAGAAAGGACTGGGAGGCCATCGGTAATGATATGAGAAAGGTTATTAGGCGTAACCACCGTTATCGGTCTTGCTGTGGTATTCGTATTGAATAAGATTCCTCCAATTTACCAGAAAGGTGAACAATAACATATCAGCCCCGGTGCAGCAACGCATCGGGGCTTTTTCATTCCCCGAACCCCTCATTTTTATGCTCTACAGCATATTTAAGTGTTAATTATTCTCATCGTGAGAAAAATTTCCCGATTTTTATTTGGCGGTTCCGGATTTTCTTCTTACCTTTGCCAACGCTAACAAGATGATAGTAGTCTATCCGGCAGGGCGACCGTTTCGCCTATGGCTTCTGGCCGCAGGCTTTTTTTATGCCTAATCGGGAAAAATATTTTTCCTAACTGGGAAAATATATTTTCCTAACTGGAGAAATAATTCTCGCAATAAATGGCGGCTGCATGAACCGTAAGATTTGTTTTGTCCTCTCGGATAAGCCATCATCTTGTTAGCAACGGGGAATGCAGCCGCCACCCTTTTGTACAATCGGCTGTTAATGCTAACAAGATGATGCGATATGCAGAATTCTATTTTGATTAGTGATGCTCAGGTGCGCCCTGCAGGCATCAGCGTAGAGGAGGGCATGAAGGCCCTCAAGTGTGAAATCAGGAAGCTCGCCAAGACCAAGAGCGAGACCTTCTCCTACCTTTGCGGGGAGACGGTTACGTATGGCGACGTAGCTATGACCATGGCGGGTTTCTTCGCCTTCATGGCAGTAGCTGTATTAGGTGGCTTCATTATGGGAGGGGAGGTGATGTAGTTATGGCAAAGATTGATATGCTTACAGATGTAGCGGAACGTCTTGCCGAGTACAAGATGTTCTATCCCGACGCCACGATTACCCGTGTAGGCTTCGAGGATTGCAATTCTATCTCTCACGAAGATGGTTTGAAGCTGAGCGAACAGGTATGCCACATGACACATAGCGGTCTGCTGCAGTTCGTGATATTCAAGAACAGGATGTATATCTTCAAGTCGAGAGAGTTTCTGAAGGTGGCTGCCGGCTTCAAGAAGGGAGCCAGGGTAAGGTTCCACGATCCCCGCACGCCCGATGACCACCGTGAGAGCGTAATGCTTGCAGACGGAATGCGCTATGATGGCGGCATTCCTTTCATCTGGACCGAGGATAGCGATGCCGACTGCTTCATGAAGTGCAACACCTTCGCGGTATATTGGCGCCCGATAGAAGAAATGAGTGAAAAATAGCCAAACATCACTCATATGTTTGTCCTTTGACGCACAGCAAAGATTTCGTACCTTTGCACCGTGAGAATTTTAACGCAAAAAGAATTATGAGAACAATTAAGAACAAACATCGCAGGCGCACGCATCTGCTTTACAAGGTAGTATTGAGAACGTCCCGGTTTCGGTACACCGGCCGTCAGATGGGCCCGAACAAGACCGAGACAATGTGCTGGCTCGACTACAACCGCAGAGGCAGAATCCGCTGCTACAACGACAGGAAAAATGATCGCGCCATCATCGTCTGGCTCGACGGCAGGTATTACTCGGCTCCTAATACGCGAGGCATATACCTGGAGAGAATCAGCATGAACATGGCAGAGTATAAACGATTAAATTCACATTAAAATGAGTAACGAAAAAGATATCAAGACCGTATTGGACGGAGCAGTAGAAACTGCTAAAGAGATAATGACAACTGAGATATTCCATGCTCAGCTAGTAAAGAACACCGAGGCTATTAATAAGGAACGCGAGGAGTATGAGCATAAGCGCGCAGAACTTCAGCAGGACCTTGACGATCAGAAGACTTTCTGTTCGGTCTCTAACCGTAAGCTTCAGACGGAAAAGCTGGAATACAAGATTCTGGTCAACCGTCAGCAGGAGATGTTTGAGAAGACTGAGTGCAACATCCGCGAAACCCTCAGCCAGGCGAACAAGGAATTCAATGAGAAGTATGCTAAGCTGAAAAGCGAGCATGCTCTGAAGAACCTCGAACTTCAGAACGAGCGCCACAAGATTTTCGAGGCTTACCGCAATTCGGGGGGGCAAATCTTGCCGAAGGCTCTCAGCAAATGTGCCCGGAAGGATGGAGCCGACCAAGGCCTAAAGATGGAGGAGTAGAATAATGGGACAGAAGAAAAACGTTAGCAACCCGGATTCTGTAATCCGAGAATATAATGTAGAGATACCTGAGGAAATGAAGGCTATGGAGCATCCTCGAGAGGTGGCCAAAAGTATGCTTGGCTGGTCAGGCACTAACGATAAGCGCGCCTACGTTCTGGTGGTAAATTCCGAGTGTGAGGATTCTGAAGCCGGAGCCGCATGTGTTGCCATGGGCGGAAATCTCTCGGTTATTGTCGGGGCTATGGTAGAAGCATACGGAAATGATCCGAAATTCAGAAAGGTCATGCAGACTCTGGTTCCAGAGCTCTGCGATGAATATGGAACAGAATTTTTAATGCAGGAAATCGGAAAATAATGTAAAAATATGGGAAATAAGAAAAAATATTCAGTTGGTATAGATAAAGTCTGCGAAGGTACCGATACAGAACTTCATGGCGAATTGAAGTCGTTCGGAACCATCCAGAAGGTTACCAAGGAGCTAGGCGAGTGGCAGGAACAGAGCGATAAGCGCGCCTACTTTCTGATAACCGCCGACGTGACTACGGCTGGTAATCTCAACCTGGCTGTCGGCGGAGGCGGCGATGATAAGATACTCGCTTTCATGATGCATGGAGCCATGAATGCCAATGAGGACCTGAAGAAGGCTCTGTACATGGCTTGCAAATTGCAGGATGAGATAGATATAGATAACAATAGTAACGAACAATTTAATTAAGCAGATTATGGAAAATCAGAATAAAGATGCTGCAGCTAATGTTGCAGCCAACGTGGAGGAAGAAAGAATGCACCCTATCTTCGAGGAGTGCGAAGTAATGGTTGCCGGCAAGCCAGCACATGAACACATGCTCAGCATGAACGGCATGTATATCTCGGGCATTACCGATGAACAGCTCAAGGAGATGCACGAGAAGCTGGGCAAAATGCTCTCAGGGAAATAGAAAATAGTTTTCTAGTCTATCATGTAATAAGTGACAAATATTTAAATTTAAGTCAGATCTCTAATTAAGGATGGCTGCCCGTGAGGGTGGCCATTTTTTCTGGAGCATAAATTTGGTTTTTCAGAAAAAGTGGTGTATCTTTGCACCCGAGAATTAGTAACACATTAAAATATATAGATTATGGGTTTTTTCGATTTCGTTATGCTTGCATCGTTCGTCATCGCGCTTGTGGTGGGTCCGTTTGTTGTGGGTTCCTGCAATCCCGTGTTATGGGTGTTTTACCTCAGCCTTTGCATCATGCTCACCCCTCTGCTGGGTATTCCTATCTATAAGGCAATATTCAGATAAGAGTCCTTTGCCCTTCGTCTGCCTGTTACTATATTTGCATTACTAATTAGTAATGTATAAAGAATATGGTAACAGACAGTCTTGTTAAAAAGAAATTCGTTCACGAGACTCTTCAGGCAGGCATCCTGAAGATATACTCCACCCAGGAGAACGTGGTGCGCAATCATTACAAGCGCCGTACCGGCCGATTGCTCACCACGCTTTCCGCTCACTCGTTCGACAGTCAGATATCGGGCGAGAACCGCACCATCTTCGTGCGCATCCTTCCTTATCTCCGTTTTCTGGATATGCAGTACCGGCAGCGCAACGACCGCATCAGCAAGTTCAAGCGCAGGAACCTCGCGCTCTATAACCGCGTGGTCTGGGGCGTGCTGTATCACGAAACATTCCCTAAACTTCGCTATGGTTTCAACGACGAAGTACGGAACAGTATACGTCAGGAACTGGAACAATCACTCAACCCACAAAAATCATAAGTTATGGCAAACAAACATTTAACGGAAGACGAAATCCGATATACCGTAGACGTGAAGACTGCCGATGCGCAGAAAGCCATCTACACCCTGGAGCAGCAGAGCAAGAAGCTGCGCTCAGAGAATAAGGCACGACTCAGCCAGATGATCAGCCTGGAGGCAGCCGGAAGAAAAGAGACGGAAGCCTACAGGAACCTGAAGAAGCAGTACTCCGATACCAGTAAGGAGATTCGCACGCTTACCAGCCGGATAGGCGAGCAGACCAGTCAGATTAATATCCTGGATATGAGTATGGTGCAGCTGAAGAAACAGCAGAAGAGCCTGCAGAAGGAATTGGATAATACCGTGCAGTCGCTCAATCCGGAGGCTTATGGTGTACTGGAACGGCGCCTGATGGACGTGAATTCCCGTATCTCAGAACTGAAGCAGAACGCCAAGAGTTTTGGCGAGATTGCATCAAGTGACCAGGTGAACGGAATCTTTCTGGGAACCATGGCAACAAAGCTCGCAGGCCTTTTGGGCCAACAGGCATCCAGACTGAAAGATTTCGTATTGGAATCTGCCAGGGCTGGCGTAGAGATGGCAGAACAGGCAGATGGTGTTACCAAGGCTTTTAATGCCATGGATAACCCGAACCTGCTGGACAACCTCCGCAAGGCAACCAAGGGAACCGTAAACGATGTTCAGCTGATGACGGCTGCCGTAAAGGCTAATGATTTCCGCATTCCGCTGGAAGATCTGGGCAAGTACCTGGAGTTTGCCCAGCTGAAGGCGCAGCAGACGGGTCAGCATCGTGACCGGTCTCGGCCGCAAGTCTCCGTTAATCCTCGATAACCTGGGAATCTCTGCAGCAGAAATCTCTGAGAAGACCAAGGAGACAGGCGACTTCATGAAGGCTGTTGCAGATATTGTAGATACCCAGCTGGCAGCGGCAGGAGAAACCTATATCAGCGCAGCCGACCGGGCAGCCCAGAAGACGGTAGAACTGCAGAACGCCCAGAAGGCTCTGGGAGACGAAATCCTCCCGCTCAAGGAACAATGGGATGATGCCTATGCAGATATGCAGCTGAACACCATCAGTCTCATATCCTGGTGCGTAAAGCATCAGGGTGTGGTGAAGACGCTCGGCATTCTGCTCACAGCCTTCACGGTTGTAGCGATAGCTACCAGCAACGCCATCAAGACAAATATCGTTGTAACCAAGGGTGCTGCTGCAGCCCAGCAGGCATGGAACGTAATCTGCGCTACCGGAACCGGACTCATGAAACTTCTGCAGGCGGGCTTCCTCCTGCTTACAGGTAGGGTTACCCAGGCAAAGGCAGCATGGGCATCGATGAACGCCACCATGAAGGCAAGCGTCTTCGGCCTGATTGCTGCAGGAGTAGCTCTCCTCGCCATGAAGCTCTGGGATATGAAGAAGGCAGCCGATGCGTCAACGCTGGCACAGAAGGCACTCAACAATATCAGGGCAGAGGCACAAAAACAGGTTGTGGAGGAAAAACTGAAACTGGAGAACCTGATAAAGGTGGCGAAAGATGAAAAACTATCCATGGACGAAAGATACAAGGCCGTGGACGCTCTCAACAAGATAGTTCCTCAATATAATGCTACCATCGACAAGACTACAAAGAAGTTCAGGGCATCGGATAAGGCTCTGAAGGCTTACATCAACAATCTGGTGAAACTCTATGAGGTACAGGGCGCTAAGAAGCAGATACAGAGTCTTGCCGAGCAGCGAGCTGAGCTGGAGGTTAAACTTGCCGGCGCAAAGAAGAACCTTTCCGGCGCAAAATCAGCACAGGGTGTTTCTTATACCACATCCTGGGGCGCGGTAGGTAACACACAGAGCGATGCAGTCGGTCACTTCCAGTCGCAGGTCAATTCGATATCGAATAGCATCAAACAACTCGATGCACAGATTAATGCCATTACAGGCGCTTTCGGAAAGGGTATCATGACGCAGACCGTGAAGGAGTCTTCAGAGCCGGAAGTTCCGGACAGCGGCATCGGAGGTGGTGGCGGCGGAAAAGGTGGCGGCGGCCATACCGGAACCGTAAATACTACCACTACACAGCCTGACCCCGATGATATCGCATCGAAGAGATTTTCTGAAAACCGACAGGCAGATATCGATGCCGCCAACCAGGATTACCAGCAGGACGTAAACAACTGGAACATGGCTCTAGCTCGGAAGAAGGTGTCTCAAGAGAAGTACGACCTCGCCATGCAGGCTCTGAAGACCCAGCATACCGCCAACATCCTCGCCATCGAAACCTCGTATAGCGAGCAGTCGCAGAACATCGGAATTGCGGATGGCGCAAAGAAGAAATCACTCCAGGAGAAACAGCAGGCGAACCTCCGGGCTGCAGAACAGGCTCATTTCGAGCAGCAGGTTGCAGTAGAACAGGCTTACCAGGATGCCCTGGCAAAGGTGATGGAGCAAGGGGAGACGCAGCAGGAACTGACCCTGGAACAGCAACGCGACCAGAAACTGGAAGTTCTGAAGGGATATTATCAGGCTGCGCTCAACATGGCCAAGCAAAACGGGGAAGATACTGCACAGCTGGAGAAGGCATATAAAGATGTGCAGAATCAGATAGAGGCGGAGTATACAGCCAAGCATAATGAGCAGCTTGCCCAGCAGGCTGACAAGGAGAAGCAGGCTAGGCAGGCTCTCGGTTTTGACCAGCAGAGCGAATACGACCGGCAACTTGAATTACTTCAGCAGGCACTCGACAACCAGTATATCACTCAGCAGGAATATGAGCAGAGAGTGCAGCAACTGAAGAAAGAGTCCTTCGCAAAGCAGGCGGAGTACTATACTAACCTCTTCAGTAATGCCGTGACTTCGCTGCAGAATGCCGAGATGGCGAATGTAGACGCCAAGTATGACGCAGAGATTAAGGCTGCCGAGGGCAATACGGCACTCCAGGAGAAACTGGAGAAGAAAAAAGCCAACGAGAAGCTGAAGATACAGAAAAAGTATGCTGACGTAAACTTCGCCATGCAGGTAGCTCAGATTATCTCTAATACTGCAGCATCTATCATGAAGGCGTACAGCGAGTTGGGTCCGATTGCCGGAAGTGTTGCTGCAGCTCTGATGGGTGTGACCGGTGCAGCCCAGCTGGCTGTGGCAAATGCTGAGCGCCAGAAGGTGAAGCGTATGACCCTCAACGGATCAGCTAGCGGAACCAGTTCTGCCGGTTCCCGTGTGGCAAGCGGACGCGAGAGTGGCGGACGCATCGACGTAGAGCGCGAGCAGGATGGCAAACACTTCAACGCCGAGTATGCACCAGGTAAGCGCGGGTACGTAGATCACCCTACCGTTATCGTAGGCGAGGGACCTAGAGGCAGGAGTAAGGAGTGGGTGGCATCGAATGCAGCCCTGGAGAACCCTACCATCGCTCCGCTCATCAACCTGATGGATGCAGCCCAGCGTGCCGGACAGATAAGAACCTTCGATATGAGCAAGTATCTGATGGCCATGCAGGGCAGGGCGCTGGGTGGAAGCATCGCCCGCCAGTCTGCCCGAATCAGTCAGGAAATCGCTCCGGGAGGGGCAGATTTTTACGTCCGGACGCAGGAATCTGCGCATCGCGATGCAGGAAATGCTACATCGGGACGCAATAATGACGAGCTTCTGGAACTGCTCAGAGAGCTCAAGAGAGACGGAATTCGCTCGTTTGTATCACTCTCGGATCTGGACGCCAAGCAGGAATTGCGAAACCAGGCGAGAAAATTTGCTAAAAAATAAAATCTTCTGAACATGAAAATAACAAATCTGGATAAAGGAAAGGCCTACCAGCTTGGCGAAGCCGCCAAGCTGGAGGTAGAACGTACCAATCCGTTCTTCAACGATTACGGGGAGACGACCTCCCCGCTGGATATTCCGGCAAGCGATTACAACCGCATGATACTGAACTATCCCGATACCTTCGGTATGAGGGATAAGATGGTGGCTACGAACGTAAGCATCGAAGACGGCGAGTATTTCGCCCAATGTAGGCAGATTGTTCTCTCGGCACAGCACAAGGGAAACATCTCCTCTTCATTCTATATCAACGACGGATCCTTCTACTCGAAGATACAGAATGTAAAGCTGAAGAGCATCTTCAAGGACGAGATGATACCCGGGTGCACAACCGTAGATGAGTGCATCAGGTTCTGCAGATCTCTCGTAGGAGGTGAGAACGAGAACTATGATATCTTCCCGGTTCTGCTTACCGACGATTCTGGCATGGATAAGGGATATACCTATAAGATACTGAACAAGCTGGGCATGAGAACTAAACTTCCTAATGCCAAGTACTGGAGATACAAGGAAGGTGGCGGCTACGAGTATGTGACTGCCCCGGAAGAACAAGGATTAGTTCTCTGCAACATGTGGTCCAATACCTTCTGGAACGCATATCCGGATACGGAATATGTAAACGAGATACCAATCAGTCTGGATAAGGGCTATTATATATCCCCGTTCATCCGTGCCAACTACGTTCTCAAGCGTGTTTTTAAATACTTTGGTTATGACCTAAAGGAGAATTTCTTTACCAAGACGGAACCATTCAACAAGATGGTGTTGCTTAATAATGTGATAGACGTGATGGTGAACGGACATATCCGCATCGAGGATCTTCTTCCGGACGTGTCGGTATCAGATTTCCTCTCAGTTTTTCGGAAAAAGTTTCTTTGTGAGTTCGTGTCTGACGAGGGAACACATACTGCAGATATCATCTTCCTGAGAGATGCGGTAGATAGCGTTCCGGTTGCGGATCTCACCCGTCAGATGACCGAAGAGCCTACCTTATCTTATAAGACTGCATCCGATTACAAGCGCGTGGTCCTGCGTGCGAAACACCAGGTAGATAGCGATGCAGAAGACAGCTATGACAATATCAAGGATATGATAGCGAATAATTCTGGCGCCTACTTCAGCAACGAAGAAGGCTGTTTCTACAAGGACGGATTTTCCGGCAACTATAAGGTGAAAGCCAAAATAGGGGAGTGTTCCCAGAGTTATGATGCCGGCGAAGATGATATTGATACGCAAGACGTGGAGATACCGGAGATGATACCGGAAGTAAGAATGCTGCAGTATAAACAGGAAGCGGACGGAGAGACTATCACGAGAGATATGGACAGATGGCTGTATATCGGAGATTACGCTACGCTCAACTCTTCGATGAAGGTGGCAACGGAAGACAACTCAGAAACCAGCGAAGATGCAGTCACAACT